GCAGGAGTCTACAGCGGCAGTTCCTTGCTTAGAATGTCCTAAGCGAAACATGGGTAGTTGACCACAACTAAGTCCTGGTCGCATCTGCTACACAAGGAGCTGGCGTCAGAGTACGTGATGGCCCCCATAAAAGCCAACGCTCTAGACTGTCGTCCCCAAGCAGTGTACACGTCTTTCTGCGTGTACGACGGCGCTACACCTTCCGCGATTAGCGCCTGATGGAGCAACTCTCCTTTGATGCTCCCTTTCACCAGCTGCAGCAGCGGAAACTTCGCCAAGACTCCACTCGGACTATTGCCCCTCCCGGCCTCCTCCAGTTGCACTGTCGTTCTCACTGGCTGTATCTTCCTCGTCACGCGCACATCTGCCGGCTCAGCAGTCGGACTGTTCCCGGGTGAAGAGATCATAGTCTTCCGGTAGGAAGCACATCTCATTTTCGAAACAATCTTTCCGCCAATCACACGTAAGATATAGCGTTCTAGAGGGGTTGCACAGTATGTGAGGTAATCTCTAGTAGCATACTGGCTGAGACCGTAAGTGGCTAGAGCTACGTCATTTTGCTCTGCCCTGGTGTCAACCTTTAAATGGTAGGATTTTGTCGATAGCCCTGTCGCTCTAGCGGGACCATCTGCCAGCCCACCTCTGCCAGTTAGTAGATCCCTAGCTACTTTAGAACTCAACTTACAAATGCGCTTCACACTCGAGACCAGCAGCGCCCCAATCTCAGCATTGGTCGCCCTGTTGCACAATGTCCAACTATGGCCTACGACGCTCTTTAATCCCTCCTCAGCACTTAGGCGCACTTCAGAAGTCCAATTGCCGTTAACACATGTCGCCACAGATCTGCAAGCATATCCTCTCGCACACCGCTCACCGTAACACACTCTCAAAAACTCCGCAGCATACACACCCACACTCTGCTTGAGCGGGTTCATCGCCAGTCCCACTCGCTTGCAAGAGTCCAGGATTTCCTGCGCCTGGTCGTAATTCTTCGTGCAGATGTACACGTCGTCACCAACATGCATACTCTTCAGCGCGTCCAGGTCGTCGTACGCCACCCTGATGTAAGCTTCGTTCAAGACGGTGTTGAAGAACGTCGTGCACCGATGCCCACTCATCAAAGTTCCCTGCAAGACTCCCACTTCCTCTCCGTCGACCAACAAGTGCTGGTTGGTGATGCTGGAAATCAGTTTTTCCGCCAGACCCTGGGGGTAGTCCACATGTTTTACCAGTTCTTCTATTACCATCTGCATGTATTCAAGGCGGTGACGGGAGTTGAAATCATCGTAGTCTAACATGACATTGACAGAACCCCACTTGCGCATAGCTCTGATCCGTTTCCCGATCTTCCACGTGCCTAGCGCTCCGGGGTCAAGAATCGCTCTCATGTTCTTCCAACCACGCTCCACCGGTTTCATAAGGTGCTCGAACGCAAAATATGTCAATGAGTCTCCCGAATAGATAAACCGAGTTTTTCCACACTCAAGCTTTAGGCTAAGCGAGAAGTACGATTTCCCGTCCCATCCGGTCACCGGCTCCCACACCAACCTCTCGGCGAACACTCTCCTGTGCACCTGTCGCGCCTTCAAGGCCGGCTCGTGAGGGACCAGTCCAGGGTGGAGCCTCTCGATCAGTCTTGAGTGCGCTCCATTCACACACCATTGCCAGCGTCTCCTCCAAAACTTCTCAGGTTCTTCGAACTCGACAGTGCGGGGGCATTCACGTTCAAGTACCTTGCGAATTGCCTGTCTCAGTGCCCCTTCGTCTACGTTGTGGAGCTTTTCTTCAAGCTTAGCTCCTCCGACCCTGTACCCCGCATCACTCATCTTGTCTGGAACTCCAACACCTCTGCCCTGCAGACACTCAGCCTCGCAAACCATAGCACCTAAGTCGGTCACGTTCAGCCCCAAACTTTTAATAGCGTTCGACAGCGTCTTCGCACCTTTAGGATCCCTAACAAGCCTGGTCGCGATTGGGGCCGCGTCGTTGACGTAAGGATTGATTATCACCGCCGATATGACAGTTGCGCTAAGCTGGTCATCCGAAAACCCTTCCTGGTACGCGGTCATACGGCGCAAGTTGTCACATAAGGTAGGGACCATCTCCATCGCTTTACTGTACACTTCGTTGGCATACACATTAACCTTGTTCGACGCACCAGGGTGGTCTTTGAGCGGATAGTTAGCCCTACGTTGCTCTTTGTTCAAGATGTCAACTTCAGGACGTCCAGTCGTAGGGAGCGGGGCAACAGCGGCGTCGATCAGTTCCCTGATAGTGATTCTATTCGCAACTGTCTGGACAGGAAAGTCCATGCACAATAGCGAGTAAGCACAAACCGCCAGCTCTCCTCTCCCGCCCCGGATACGGCCCATCGTCATTACATCCGAATCGATGCTTCTCCTGTCGATGAGGTCAGTGGTCTTCAGCTTGCCTTTGAGAAAGGATCCGAGCGCTCCAAGTTCCGCTGCTCTGGCTGCAACTCTCGCCGCTCTTTTCTCATAGCACCCGCCGATCGCAGCAGCTATCTCAAGCCCGAGCCCTCCGTCAACTGTTTTACGTTTCTCGTTGACGTACTCGACGAGGAGCCTGTTCCACAGTTGAGTCCAAGAGCCTGCTTCCTGGGCTATTGCACGTTTCGAAGGTTTCGCCACCTTCAGGCCGCCATAGTTGACACGCGCGATGAGCTCAGCCTTGTCAGCATCACGTTCTCCTGCGCGCTCTCTGACTCGTCTGACCACCTCGCTCAAAGGGGGGGGAGTGACTCGCCACTCTTCTACTGCGAAGTCATTGGCCAGCCAGGGCATCGAACCCTCGAACGGAGAATGGTTCAGTAACACATCAGGCTTGAAGCGCAGAAGCTTATCACGCACTTGGCTATGCGTGTACGCATTGACCTTAGCCCAAGGGATCTCGCCTGCTACCCCCGCTTTACGCAACTCCGCCGCCTTAGCATCATGGATCAGGAGGTCGTCAATGTCACACACCTTCAATCCGGAGTTTCTCGCGCCCTCCAAAAAAGTCGTCTTCCCCCAGCCCGAACCCGCGATCGCAAGAACCAAGCGCTTGACCCCGCCCTTCGTACGTAAAGGTGTGTCACGCGATGCCCTCAAGATGGCCCGTTCTGGTGCGGGAATCTCACCTTTAAAGACAGACCAGGGGTTCTCGCTCCCAAAAGCCTTCATCGCCAGGCTCTTGAGCCTTGGGTCGGTGATGAAGGCGGCCCTGTTTAGCCGGGCCCACTCTGCATCACCGAACGACCCCCAACTTGTCGCGTTGAAAGGTTCGGTGGCAGAGCCTGCTGCCCTTCCAGCGTCCGGAAGGGCGGTACCACTCATTTTAAAGTCCTGAGAAGGAAGGACTGTGATTTTGATGAAGGGAAAGGGTCCCTTATTTGGTTACCAAAATGGTTTAGCTCAGAGAAACAATGAACACCTTAAACGGTATCAACGGAACCCTCCTCCGTAGTGTTCTACACCAAAGTCCCTCCGAAGACCTTTTCAGGGACGGGGGACGTACGCATCGCGCCGGTGGCTCTCCGAGCGAGCTGGCCGAGGCCTTCCTGTGTAAACACAGTTTGGCTTCAGCCAGAGATAGGGAAGAGTGCCGTGAGTAGCAG